TGGACCGTTTCCTCATTGGGCCGCGATAGCCCCAGCGCATCGCGCAGCTCGCCGATCGCCGGATCATCGGGCATCATGGGCGCGCCCGCCTGCGCGATCTTGAGCAACACGCCCGCGGCCTCGTCGAGATCGCGATCGCTGATTTCGTTGACGCCGAATTGCGGCCACAGCTCCTCGGGCCAGCCGTTGAGCTGGGCAATCGGCGCAATGATGTCGCGATCGAAAACCTCGACCAGATCAAGCATTGTGCTGGTGACGGTCAGATAGAAGGTGCCCACCTTGGCGCGCGCGAGCGCTAGGCTGCCGCCGCCGCGATCGGCCCCGAGGAGCAAGTGCTCGACGCCCATGATGCGCGCCAGCTCTTGGTTCATCCGATTGACCGCATTGGCCATCGAGTCAAAGCTCGTCGAATCGCCATTAAGCAGCTCGATCGCCCACTTGGGCGTCGCGCTTGGGGTCTCGCTCCCATCGGTGTTCTTGGCCAGATAGGGGTCGCTGGGCACCATGAGGCCCTGATGCTTGTTGCGCAGATGATCGGTTAGAAATTGCTGCAATTTCGACAGCTTGAGATTGCGCCTCGCGACTGCGGCATCATAGGCCGGGGTGCCGGGATCGCCTGCCTTCTGGACATCGGCCTGAAGCTCCGCGAGCGGCGCGCGCGCGATCGGGATTCCGCGCAAATCGGTCTGAAATCCGATCTCCTCAAGGGCGAGGAAATCACGCAGCCGATCGGCGGTGGCATAGAGATGGCGATAGAGCCCCAGCCCCTCGGGGTTATCGGACAGCACGTCATCGACCGCATAGACGATCTTGGAGCGCGGCAGCACCACGGCGTCCTTGCCCGCGATCCGCTGCTCGACCGCCTCGACGGTTCCGCCTTGTTCGCGCATCCAGCGCGTGATCGTGCGTTGCGGGCGATGCTCGATATCCAGCAGCCCAATCGTGCCATCAGGGTTGCGCTTGGCCGTCCATTCGAGGATCGCGAACCCCTGTAGCCGGAACGCTGCGGCTTTGCGCACGACACCCGACCAGCTGGTCGTCATGCCGAAAATCTCATTATAGATGAAATCCGCGTAGCCCTGCGCGACCTTCTCCTCGTTGGCGTTGAGATCGTCAGGCGGATTGACGGTCCAGACCGCATTGCTGATCAGATTAAGGAACAGGCGCACGCCGGCCGCGATGATCGAAATATCGCGGATCATCAGATCATACTGGATATAACGCTGCGGACCGATCAGCCTCAGATCGCGCTCAGGCGCTTGGAAAAGCCCCGCCTGCTCGTTGATGTCGGTCATATTGGAGCCGAGCGTCACTGTCGGCGCGACCTTGGCGATCGCGCTCGCGATCCCATGGCCAAGGCGGGTCATAAAGTTGTCGGCCACGCGCGGCTCCCCATTTGGTCCGGAGCGCCTTTCATATCCCAGCGATAGCGGCTGGTCGATAGAGCGGGATTGGAGCCGTGGCCGCACCGGCAACCACGGCCCCACGGGTTGCCGCCAGCGCGCGTGGCTCCAGCCCGTTTGGTGATATCGGTTGCGGGCATCGGATTCGAACCGATGACCTTCAGGTTATGAGCCTGACGCGCTACCAGACTGCGCTAGCCCGCGGCGATCAATTACTCCGCGCGAGCTGCCTTATCAACGCAGCATTTCTTGAATTTGCGCCCAGAGCCGCACGGGCACGGGCTATTGCGCCCAATGGCCGTGCGATGGATGATGGTCCCGCCCACCGCCTCGATCTCGCGCTTGCGCGCGTCCATGGCCTCGTGGACCGCGCGGGCCTGATGGCCGGTGAACACTTCGCTGCCGATCACGCGATTGCCGATCTGGCGAGCCATGAGCAAATTGTGCGATTTGGCCAGCTCGTCGAATTTTTCGGCTGGCATGTCGAAAGATTGCATAGGTTCCTCCTGTGGGTATTTGGGAACCCAGCCCTCAGCTGGTGGGCGGAAGTCTTGTGGTCTCCGCTGACGCCTGATCGCCATAGCGCAAGATGGCACGGGCGGCCAGAGTCGAACTGGCGGGCCATGGCTTTGGAGGCCAGGCCATCCCCACGGACTCGCCCGCTTGATCTGGCTCCCCGGCGAGGATTCGAACCTCGGTTGCGCGGACCAAAGCCGCGTGTCCTGCCGCTAGACGACCGGGGAAAACTGGAGCTAGCGGTCGGACTCGAACCGACATTTCAACCTTACGAGGGGAGCGTTCTACCGTTGAACTACGCCAGCGCGGGATCGCTGGCGATCAATCGTCAGCGTCGCCAGAGGGGCGTCTGTTGCTGTGTGATTCGGGAACACATGAGGCCTTAATAGCCTTGAGGCGGGACCGTTTCCAGCCCCGCCCCTCGCTCTACGTTTGCGCCGGGGAGTCACACCCTAGCCGGAGCAGATCACCGCCTGCCGCTGTTCCCCTTGAGTGCCTGGCCCTCGGCAGGTTGAGTCGCCACGACTCATGGATAGCAAAGCGCCCAAGCGGTTGCTAGCGATGGGTGAGAAGCGGGATCACAGTCGAGCCTATGAACGCGAGCGCGGCCAAGGCGATCGACAGAACGATGATCCAAGTTTTCGAGCTGCCTTGCTGTCCAGCCACAAATGTCAGCAGCGGCGCGATCTCTTCTTTGGTCGCATAAAGGATGCGCTCGCGATTGATCTGCTCGCGCAGCTCATTAGCCTTCATGTCGAGATAGGACTGATGCGTGCGGGCCAGCTCAAGCGCCAGCGCATCAGCGGATTCCTTGTAGGCGAGCGCGCGCTGACGCTCCGTTTGAACCTCGCAATATCGACGATCATTGGCCTCGCGCAGCTCTCGCTCGTGGGCAATTCGCAACTCTAGATGATCGCGCAGCGGGACGACATCGCTTCCCATCTGGCCGGGTTATCACAGGTTATGCCGCACAGTAAAACGCCCCAGCTGTTTCCAGCCGGGGCGCTCAATCGCCAGCAGAGCGGGCGGTTTATTAGTTGGGCGAGACGTAACCCTGTGCGCTGACCCGCGTGGCCGTGGCGGTCGTGCCCAGCGCGACGTTCATAGCCGTATTGGCGGTCCCTCGTAGCGGCACCGGAAACACGACTTGGACCGGAACCGTCATACTGGCTGGCACGAAGCCTCGCCAGATCACCGTCGAGCCATCGCGAATCTCGATCTCCGACGCCACAGCCGCCGAGTTGAAATACTGAATGGCCGCCACATAGGTTCGGATGCCAGCGCCTGCCGCGGCGTTCAGCGCCACGGCGGTGGTGTTGACTATGCCGCCCGTCGCGCCCGCGTATTGCCAGCGCGAGGCCGGAACGACGAATGGTTGCGTGAGCGTCGGGAGCGGAGTCGACTCGCGCACCACGGCCTTTGTGCCGGTCGAGCTGACATAGCCCTGCAAGCTGACCGCAGCCTGCGCGTTAGCGGGCGGCGGGGCCGCGAGGCCGACAAAAGCGACAAGCGAAAGAGCGAGGCTGAGAACAAAGCTGCGGCGCATGGGCTGATCCCCCGTGTGGAAAAATTGCGACGGGCGATCATTAGCGCAAGATTTGCGAGCCGGATAGACGACAAAAAAAAGGGGCGGAGGTTTTGCGCCTCCGCCCCGAACGTGGCCCCAAAGGGCCCTGTTATTCGGTTATTCCGGCTGCGGACCCGTGCCGTCGCCAGAGCCAGCGCCCTGATCGCCGCCCGTGGTGCCGTCGCCCGAACCCGTGCCAGTTCCGCCAGACGCATCGCCGCCAGAAGCGCCAGCGTCGGTGCCGCTCGTGCCGCTGCCATCGCCAGAGCTGGACGACGCGCCGCCGCCAGAGCTGTCGCCGCCAGCGGGCTGGCCGCCAGAGGTATCGCCCGAATCGGTCGGAGGCGTGTTGGCCGTGATCGCGCTGAGCACCGAGTCGACCTCGTTCTGCGCGGTCTCGCGCGCTTGGTCGATCTGGGCAGCCGCCGCGGCTTCCTCGACGCCAGCGGCGTCCAGCGCGTCCTTGACCGCAGCCGCGACCAGATCAGGCACGCCCTGCACATAGACGCGGATGCTTTCGAGCTTGGTCGTCTCGTCCGCAACAGAGGCATTGAGCGCCGCAATGGCGGTCAGAAGTTCTTGCTTCATTTTTTCCAACCTTTCTAAGATCAAGAGAACCATGCCGAGCATCGCGATCTCGAAGTTTTTCATTTGAATCGTCCTCCGGCGTGGGGCCCTAGCTATGCGCCACTAGGCCCCGCTGAGTAAGCCCGATCGGCCATTAAATCCAGCCGTCCCCGTGGTCCGCAAACGTGCCGTGCTCGATCACACCCTCGCCGGTTTCGAGATCGACGACAATTGGGCCAGGCGACTCGTCATGGCTTTGCCCAAAGCCGATCAAGCGCCCAAACGCGCGGCTGGTCGCGTCCACCTGATCCTTATAGGT